AATCGGCTTCAGGAGGTGGATGACGCCTTCATCGCGAAGGGCGCCGCTGCCGCGAAGAACGTCTTCCAGATGCTGCTTGGCTTCCGCCTTGTGGCCTCTGGGGGCTCTCTCCGCGACAAATTTTTCGAGCTGGGGCATGCTTACTCGGGTGCAGGCCAGCAAATATTCTTCAACGGACACGAGGTCTTTGACCGCGTCATAGCCCAGCAAGGGGTTATCGATCGTCCGTGGCGTCCTGCGCTGATCCAACTTGTATCCAGGAATCTCGGCACCCTCTTCCAGTGCTTGCCGAAGCAATTCCTTCTTGGTGTCCTCGCACCAATTGGCCAACAAGTTGGCGAGTTTAAGCAGCTTTGCTCGGTCGGCCGGTGTCCCGTCCAAGGACACGTTGTCGGGCACTTCAAAGCCCGACTTGGAGCCGATTAGGAGTGCTTTTTCCGCGAGCGCTTTGCAACTGCCTTGATTTGCGCAGTAGTCGCAGACGCCTTCTTTCGGGTTGAAGATTTTACCCGCGGATTCTTTCGCGCGGGCGATGATGGTGCTGATGCGTAGCTGGACGCGTTCCATGTCGGCGCGGGCATATCGGGCATAAGTGATTTCGCCACGACGGGGTAAGACAAGGTAGCAGTCCAGGTTTCGTAGTTCTGGAAATCGGGCAAAGACCCCAAACGCGTAGGCCTGGACCTGAACATTGACCTCAGCGTCTTCCACAGAACCGTAGCCTGTCTTCCAATCGTAGAGAACCCCCGAGCCGTCGTCGTAAAGATCCACGAGATCGCTTGTGCCATACGTGTAAAAATCCCCCACGGACATTTCGACCCGCACTTCCTGGTGCGAAGCCACCAGCTTCGCGTTGACCGACTTTTTACCTCGATTATCGGCGAGGAATGCCAGACACCACTCGGCGAGGCTGCGTTCAACTTCGTCCGCGAGTAGCGAGGGGTCGCCATTTTCAATCGCGGTGTGAATTCTCGTTCCCGCCTCGGCGATCGGATTGGTGCCGGAGCGGCCTTTGAATGATGGGCATGCTTCATAGTTTTTGAGAGCGGAGGGGCTGTGTTCTGCGTGGGGTCGAGAGGTCGAAGAAGACAAAGGATTCATGGGCGTTTTGTAGGTAGGTGCGTGGTATATTATTGCGCATCGCCGAAGTCGCAAGCACTTTTTTCATTGAGGGTTTTGAGCAGGGAAATTTTCTTCCGAACACTCGTTTGAACTTTCTCCTCGACGGTGCCCGCAGCAAAAAGAATGCGTTGTAGCGATGGGGTCTTTCCCCCAGCTCGGTGAACGCGGCCGACCACCTGCAAAATGTTCTTCTCGTTCCAGTCGGGGGAGATGATGGCGGCTCGCGGGTGCTTTCCGTTCGTGTCGTGCAAAGATATACCGACTCCACCGGCCGCTACGTTGCAGAGGATGATGCGGTCCTGGTCGGATTGGAACCGGTCGATGTTGGTTTGTCTTTCGCAGGCTTTTTGCGCCCCCCGGATGACGCAGTCTGTTTTCAATTTATCTTCGAGCGCCGTGAGCGTGGCGTCGAAGTTCGCAAAAATTGCCACGCTTTTACCTTCGGCCAGCAAGTCCTGGGTCATCTCAACGATGACCGGGACCTTGTAGAGTTCGACCCGTTGACGTGCGCGAAGTTGTTTAACAAGTGCTTCTGCTGCGGAGTTGGTTTTGTCCTGCTTGGCGCGTTCTTCGAGTTCTTGCAATTCGCGCTCCATCTCATCGTAAATCTGCGCGATCTCGTCCCCGAATTGCAGCGGCTCGGTAATGATCTGCGTCTCGCTGAAGTGATCCGCCAGCTCGGCAGTCGTCATGCGCGCACAGCGGTGAGCGATCTGCTGTGCGATCGCCTCGATGTGACTCCGGGTGCCCGCGAACTCCACGCCATTCCAACGGTTTTTCACGCAGCCGTGTTTGAAGCACCATTGCCAGAAGTTTCCCAGCATGTGCGCTCCCAAGACCCATCCGGCCGCTCGCATCTGTAGCGGGTTGCTGGCAATCGTGGCACTGAGCATCAGCACCGCATGTCGATCTTTGGCTTCAATCAACATTTTTGAATTTTTCGTGGAGATGCCGCCGCATTTGTGGGCCTCATCGAAAATGATGAGGGAGGACGGCAACGTCCAAACCCACTTTTTGTTCATCCATTTTCCGTATTTCGATTTTCCGACTCTCAACTTTTCGTAGTTTATGACGTCTGCATCGACGCCGCGCTCTTTCAGCTCTTTTTCCCACGAAGGAATGACTGCTTTGGGACAAACAACCAGCGTGTTGGCGTTAGCTCGACGAGCGATCTCCGCCCCGCAAACGGTTTTACCTGTGCCTGTCTCCGAGCTATCGAGCGCCGATCCGTAGGCCCCCAAGGCGGAGATAAGGCGGTCTATGTGCTGTTCCTGCCGGGGGTAAAGCGTCTTCATGCGAGGAACAGTCCGCGGTCTTCGATGGCCGCGTGGAGGATCGTTCGGAGTTCATCAATGCACGCATCTGCGTCTTGGAAGTTATGCCCGTGCTTTGCATACAACTTCAGTTGTTCGCACAGGGTTAACACCACGGCCTTCCATTCCCAGCCGTGCAGGGCATCCAGGTGCTCCACCGATTCCTCGGGCAGCTCGAAGCTCAAGGTCGCCTTCATTCTCCGCGCCGCAATCCCAACTCACGGCACAGTTGAGTGAGCAGGTGATCTCGGCCCCCGTCGTTGAGGAGTTGCAAGTCGGTAGGCAGGACATGCTTCTCCGACTCGTGAGCCCACATCGGTTGCAGCCGTGGTCGCATTATGCGGACGGCGACGCCCCCCAGTTCTTTCACGACCGACAGCTCATTGGGAAAACGGCAGTCGTCTACCACTACTTTTCCATTGGCGTTGAGGATTGTTTTTGCCGTGTGCTTCCACATGTCGGCCCAGAAATCTCTCCCCATTAGCTCCCGCCCCCATTCTGTCCCCAAGGTCTGCATTGCGTGTCGCGGTGAGTTGCCCGCCAACAATTCGGTGGGAAGTTCTTTAAGGTCGCCTTCGATGTGATCGTCAGTGAGACCCAATGCGCGCAGCATTTGCTTGATGGGCGCGGCGAATTTCACGATGTGGTAACCCCATTCTCGTTCCAGAAACTCCGAACAAGTGGATTTGCCGCTTCCCGCTAGGCCGCAAAACGCGACGAGACGAAAAGGTTTACCCTGTGCGTTGCCGTTCAAACTAACGAAACCTCGAAGTTTTCTTGGCAATCTTTGCGGGTTGCCGAACAAACTGCTTTCCGGCGCTATTGCCTTTGGCCTTGGCGCGGTTTGTTGCCGATTTTTCGCTTGAGGAGAGCGCTTTCCACGCAGCGTCGGGCAGATAGCGTTTTTTGCCTTTGGACGGGGAGCCGTCCGATGTCCTCCACTTCTGGGCCGTCCAGGCTTTGAGTGAGAGTTGCGGTTTTTTCATCGGTAACCTCCTCCGCTGGCTTTGTATTGACGGGCAAGCAGTTGCGCTTTCCTCGCACTCCATTCGCCCGGATCTCCGCCTTTGGTTCCCGCTTTAATTTTCTGGAATAGACGCTTTCGCATCGTGGGTTTGGTGTAGTTACCCGCTTGGTTAACTTTGCTTTTTGTCATCAGTTTTCTCCGGTTGAGCGGTTTCTGTGCGGTTTGACCACACGATCGAGTCGTAGTTGGCGCGGTATTGCTCACTGGCTGGTCGCATTACGTTGTCGGATGCGGCGTTGGCCATCTTCCAGTTGCGCTCAAGTCTTTCGTCCGCCACGGCTTTAGCAGTTCCAGGCTCTCAACGACTTGTTGATGCGGCTGTTCGGATCGTTCTTTGTCTTGGCGCTCGTCAGCTTGGCTTTCATGCCCTGCATGCGCGCACAGAACGATTTGCGACGCGCCGCGTCTTTTGCGGTCTTCGGTTTTGGCGCGGGCGGCTTGAGATTGCCACCCGTCGCGCGGTTGTAGCTGGCTCTGCCTTTGGCGTTGAGCCCGCCTTTCGGATTCTTACCCTCTTTTCGGGTCCATGCTGGTGTTTTGTGTGTTGCCATAGATTGATGAATATTGGGGTTTGTTCTCCGACGTAGGCACCGGAGATGTTGAAAAGAAAAAATTCCCAGGCCTCGTCCTCGGTCATGCCGTCCAGTTGCAGTAAGCGGACAATCGCTCGGGTGTCGTAGGCGACGACGTTGGGTTGACCGCATCTTTCGGCGATGCCGAGGATGCAATCGTCGTAGCCGGTGGCCAGCATCATGCCCTCTAGCTGCTCTTCGAGTTCGGGAGTCATTTGGTCGGGTGGGGTAGTGGTATATTCAACCTTCGGCAAAATAAAAGCAAAATGTGCAAGGCGTCGGCCTCGTTGTCATCCTGTGGCCTAAAGCCCTGTTCCATTGCGGCCCGGATCATCTGCTCCTTGGTCGCATTGCCGTTGCCGGTGGCCGACTTCTTGATCGTGCCGACATGGACGCCTTCATACTTGATCTCTTTTGCCTCGCATTCGGTCTGCACGATGGCCAGTAGTCCGCAGTAGCATTTGGCGGCGGCACCGGACGACCAGCGCATGACCTCTTCGTAAACGACTCTCTCCGGTTTTACCTCGACGATTTGCTCTCGGAGCCAGGTTCTAAACCGAAAGAAACGTTGGCCGGGTCCGTCTCTTTTTTTGAGTTTGAACCCTTCGCTTCCCGACGAGATGAGCCCGTTGGCATGGTAGGCCCACCCCGTCTGGGTTGCTAGATCGAGGGCGAGGATGGCGCTCATAGATTGCTCAAACGGGCTCGCACTCTTCGCGCGGCTGGTGAAGCGCCCGCTCTCAGCCACTCCTCGACGTCGGTCTCTAAAAACCGCGCCCTCCCCATAGCTAGGGTATAGGGGAGGGGGTTGCGCGATTGACGAATGTAGTTGTCGATGGAGCGCTTGGTGACGCCGAGCCGTTGAGCCAACTTTCTTTTGTCATAGACCGCCACCGGAGCGGCGGATTCCAGACAGGATAAGTCGGCGTCCTCCAGTTCGATTCTGATGCGGCCTTCTTTCAAGGCGGTGACCTTGAACGCAGCAGCCTCAAGCGTGATCGAACTGGCCATAATTCAACTAAAAATTGGTTGAATGAATCGGACTTTCGGGTCTTGACGCAGCTTCTCGCATATTTGGTGCGTGGCAGCTCGGATGATGGCAGAGGGTGGGATTCCGTTGCGTTTTGCAACCTCGCACATCAAATCCCAGTTTTCTTTCTCTTCAATATATACTACTCGGCGTCTATGGTCGGCTATTTTGTTAGGCATGATGGTTTATTTTTAGGTGTTGGTGTTTTCAAACTGGTCGTTCGAGAACGGTGTCAGACTAGCCGAGGACATCGGTGTATGCAACCACAAACGTAAACGCAACAGTTTGCCGATGGCGTATCTCATTGTGGCAGAATGGAAAACCACTCGCTGGCAGCGCTCGGAGTAACCAGACCCTTGTAGTATTCCTCGATCATGTCCGCCGAGTTTCCGCATTGTTTGGAGACTTTCTGGCCGTCGGCGTCGGGCTGGGCCATGCGATAGCTGATGTAGCTTTTGCGCAGCCCGTTGTCCTTCCATTTGATGCCGGTCTTCTCGCAAAGCGCCGTCCGGTCTCGGTGGAATTTGGTCTGTCCACACCTCACCAGTCCCGTTTTGTCCCCCTTGAGCTTCTCCAACCACGCCGCCAAGTTGTCGCAAATCAGGGGCATCCGGCGTCGTCGAGTCTTGGTCTTGGACGAGTCGAGCATGATGACGCGTTCTTCCAAGTTGATGTCTTCCCACCGCATTCTCCCGATCTCCGCGGTGCGGACTCCCGCAAACGCGCCGATCACCAAGGCGGGCAGTATGTCCTCGTTGGCATTCGCAAGCAGCTCGCGCATCTCGTGGGGGCTGAAGATGTCGATTTGGATCGGTCCCTCTTTGAATTCGTTGATCTTGTCGATCTCCATTTCCCCTGGCTCTACGTAGCCCCATTTTTGCGCCCAGTGGAAAAACCGCTTGAGCGTTCCAAGGTGATTGTTCCGCGTTCTGCCGACTTTCGAGACGCTGCGCAGATAAGAGTCGAGTTCCTCAAGCGTGATCGCGTCGAGAGTTTTGCCGAACGCTCGACCGAAGCGCATACATATCGAACGAACCGTAGAGTAGTCGCGGTTGCGAGAGGACTGTTCCTCAAAGCCCGCGAGAAATTTCTTCACGGCATCAAGCGCGTCCTTTTTGGTTTTCACCCTTTTCTCCAAGTGCGAGACGAAGAACCGGACCGCATCGGCCATCGAGACGTTGTGCTCGGAGAGAAGGCGGTTGTATTCGTTGATCCGCGCCGCTTGGGCCGCAGTGATCTTGTTCCGAAGAGAAACTCCGCGATGGAAGTCTTCGATGATTTCCTCGGCGCGCTGATGTGCCGCAGCTTCGTCGTCAAACACGGCACGGTGCCGCCCGGTTTCCCCCGGCCATGTGACATAGAATCGGGTTCGCCCGTTTAGCTGACGGTAAATCTTCACGGCCCCAAACGGGGTCCGCTGCGTGAACGGGTAGGCGATGTTTTTGGTCTTTTTTAGCTTCATAGGACCTCCAAAATGGTGACGGATGGTGACAAAAGTCAACCCTCAATTCGGCATATACCGGTATTTATTTGTAGTCATGGTGTATGAAACCCCTTGACGAATTACTCTGAAAAGGTTGAATATACCCTAATGCAGTTACAGATATGTGGTATATGTGGAACTAGGTTCGAGCCCCGTAGACTCCGGCTTTTTTACAGAGTAAACCGAAAGCCGGAGAGTCAATGGTGACGGAATGGTGACAACTCGGTAAAAAATGTCTTCGCGAGGAAAAATTCGCACGCCCGATGGGCGTGTCGTCGATGTTGTCGGCAAGGAGTGGCAATACGGTCGTTGGTGGTCCAAAAAGATCGACCAGTTCAATCGCGAGCTTTACTCGTTCCGCAATCCGATGCCGGTGGAAAAAGGCGGCGAGACGAGGGAGCATCACTTCAAACGCATCGTCTCGGCGCTTTGGCCGGAAGATGGCCCAAAGCCCTTTGTGTGGCATCCGTGGGCGGAACGAATGTTGGAAGCGTCGTGCGCCAACCAATACCTTGCCGTTGCGGGCTGCGCTTCGAGCGGCAAAACGGATTTTTTCGCGGTGTGGGCCATCGTCAACTTCATCTCCGCGCCTTACGACACGATGGTTTTGGTGACCAGCACCACCTTGAAGGATTCAAGAAAGCGCATTTGGGGCAGCATTCGAGACTATTGGCAGGCCGCGCCTCCGCTTCCTGGCAAGCTCGTGGACAGCATGGGACTCATTCGTTTCGAGGACGGCACAGGCGGAACGTCCGACAAGTGCGGCATCACGCTGATCGCGGCGGGGAAGAAAAA